GCTATATCATTATAAGGGTGATTTAGTTCAGCCCCGGTGGGGACATCTCCGTCCTCAAATAAATTGTTTTTTACGATAGGCATTAGTTCTCCTTATCTAAACTGGTTTCTACACCAGATCCTAGCACTAAAAATCTTAAAGTCTGTGGCATGTCCGTCTAATGAAGGCGCACCGCTAGCATACCAGTTGTTCCACTTTATTCTTACATCGATTCGAACAGGCTGAGAACCACAGGCAACAGCGAAAGGAATCTGTGTAGTATGTCGTCTTGGATAAATTCTTCCTGTTCTGGCAACACCAACATTATTTACATAAACTTGTAGTTCAGACCACCAATCGTTACCACGGCCTCTTGCTACGAAATTGCCCTCTCCGTCATCAACCTGATAAACATCGTTGCCGTGTTCCCAATCTACAACAGCACAGCCAATAAGCATTCCTTCTCGGGCGTCAAACTGAAGAGGAAAATTATCAAATCCACCACTAGCGTCTAATTCAGCCAACCTATTGAAGCCTGCCTGCCAAAAGTCCTGTGAAGGATCAACAACCAAAACGGGATCATAAATATCTGAAGCTCCAACATCTTGTTCGTAGGTTCTGTAAGTTTCGTAATAACCCTGTGTCTGAAAAAGGATATTATTCTTGATAACACCACCAGTAGCACCACCGAGATCTTTTGGCAGTTTTATGTTAAGATGTGATACACGAGCAACAGGCAAGTTATTGGAATCTAAACCTCCGTTAAATTCGTCCAGGTGTTTATCTAAGTTTGCTGTGATATTGTCAGTCTTTACTTGCTGAAACTGGTGTAAAGGTTTGTCTGTAAATGTCTTAGCCATTAGTAGGGTTGTCCTTTCTGTAAGCGGGTTCTTTGGTTTAGAGGTGTCTGATCTGAAGAATTGTAGTTTATATTGTAACCTAAAATATGGAAGGGTTTCCCGTCAGGTTGTCTAACACGGAATCGGAAGTTTTCTACAAGTTTTGTATTTACGTCCCATCGAAGAACAACAATTCTTCCACCTCGTAAGGCGTCTTTACCAATCTGGAAAGGAGCTTTTGTAATTGTAGAATCTACTGGACCAAAGACAGGATCTTCGCTAGTAGTAAAAACAATCTCAGACTTAGAAGGTTTCTGACCGCCTGCTTCATACCAAGTAATATCGTAGTCATAGCCCCAATCTAGATAAACTAAATTATCTCCGTAAGAAACCATTTCCATTTCTACACTGAATACACGATGCTTATCGGCAGAATCTCCAAAGTTAGCCCAGTTAGATTCCCAAGTGTTTCCACCAAGCGCAATCTCTGCTCCTGTGTAGGTTATCTGACCTTGACCGCCTGGTGCAGAAGCCGTTAAAGTTTTGCCCCAGTATGTAGCTCCTGACCAAACTTGTAATCCTACCAGTGAGCCCACAGCACCTGCAGCGGTAGGTGTTGAAGGAGCCCCGGATAGTTTCCAATCTGGTCTGGTTCCAAAAATAAAGTTGCCATCAGGATCGACCTGAATAGTAGTGAAAGACCAAAGGTATTCGTCGGCTTTGTCGTCAGCGCCTCTAAACGAGAAAGACTTATTGTAAGTGTGGATTACGATTCCTCTTGTTGGAACCACTTCTCCCTTTCTAACATAATGAAGCCAGTATTCTTTTTCTTTCTTGGAATAAGCAGCACAGCAGTTTGGTAGAGCTGGAATGTTTATTGTCTGAATAGCCTTACCAATTAAATCAGAAATCTTTACAATAGAGACCTGTGAGCCACCATCTAAACCACCAGTTGCTGCGTAAATGCCGTCTTTGTTCAGAAAGACTACACCAAGACCGGGAACTAAACAAATGGTGTTGGTAGCAGTAGTGCCTATATCTGGTGTTAGTGGTGAGATTGTAAGTCCTTGTGGTCCCTGTCTAATAATATCTATTGCTGATTCACGGAAAACCAAGAGGCTGTTGTAGTAAGCGTAGAGCGCAGTAATGTGGCCGCCTGCTGATGAACCTACATCAAAGTAATTGAAAGTTCCGAACTGCTCTGGTAATCCTGTCTCGCTGTAAATAATTCTTGTTGAATGGTCTGCACCACCTGCAAGCCACATACGATTGTTCCAAGCTGCACCAAACTGATAAGTTGTAGAGATTGCTTCTGAATCAGTTAGTGCAGGCGCAGGTGTAACAAGCGAAGAATCGGGAACAACATCAATAAACGAAGAACAAGAATTATCGTCTATTTGTTTTACAAGATAATAAGCGGATTCTCTGTCACTAGTGCTATTGCGTAAGTTTTGTGTTCTGTAAATTCTACGAGCAACTATGCCTTTTTTACCAGTTGGAACATCAATCAGGAAAATACCTCGCTTTTGTTTGTAAGTCTCATCGTTTTGCCAATCAACAAAAGAGGGCAAACCTAACGGTGATTCTGAACCTGTGTCACTTACAAAAGACATTCTGTAAGAAAATCTATTGTTATCTCCGTTTTCTGTATCTCCTAATCCGATTGGTCTGAATTCATTAAATGAAGGTCTTGGGATACCGTCAGTTAGGTCGTTAGTGCTTGCGTAGGTTATATTTACATCAATTAGATCTGGTGAAGGCGAAGCAATAGTAAAACCAAAATCTCTAAAACGGAAGTCACCGTAAAACCAGATAGGTTTGTCGTAACCGTTGAGGATTAGTAGTCTGTCACCGTAAGGAACATATTGTGTGCCCGGATCCCCTAGTTTTCTTATCCTTCTACCTGTTCCAATAACAATAGCATCTCTCCAATAATTCGCCACTGCTGGATTGCCTTTGTTTCCCCAAAGATAATAAAGTTTTCCGCCTTGTTCTATCAAATGATAAACCTGACCGGTGCTTTGTTTTGTCCAAATGAACTGAGAATCTACAGGTTTGTCAAAATAAGGTGTAGTGTCAGCAGGTAGAACTTCATCGCCGCTGGCGTCATACCAAGGTTCTAGACCTCTGTCTGCTAACCACCCGTCACCGGAGGGGTCTATCCGAAAGTTTTTAATGCTCTCAGCACCACCAGAACTTTCTTTCCAGCGCTGGTCAATACTAGGTGCATCTGCGTATTTTAATATGCTACCTTTAATAGCCATTATCAGCCTCCTGACTTAAGTGATGCGTAATCATAATAGAAAGAGCGTCTGTCACCTAAAACAAATTGTCCACGCTGTATGTTTGAATCGATATGGTCACAATATCTTTTTTCTAGACGCTTAACTTCTCGATCGATGCGCCTCCGATAGTTTTCAGCATTTGCCATAGAACCGGTCTTGTCGTATAGTGTTGCAAGAACGTCGTAAGCTATCAGCTGGTGGAATTCAAACGGCATTTCCGGAGCATCAGTAGAAAATCCTAAGTGTGAAGGCTTGTAGTAGTAGCGAGCAACGCCTTCTCTCAAGAAGTCTTGAGGAACTTTAGAATATTCTTCGTCAGCATCCTGTCTTGTGACTTCTTCGTCCCAAGAATCAACGCGGGGATAAGGTCTAATGCGATTGTATTGACCGTCTTGTTCGATGTAAACGGGATTTCCGGGATCGATCTGATTAAGGTTGGCAATAATAATAGAGCTAGACGTATCAGGAGCAATAACTGAATCGAGAAAAACAGAAGTGTTTCTCAAGGCCGAGCCGCCAGGATTGTTGAAAGTTCTCCAAACAGGTAGTCCAAGTCTTTCACCGGTAGTTCTATTGTAGTTTGCATTCCAGAAAACAATTTTATCTAAACCTTCAAACTGAGAAGGAGAAGTGTCTTTTGTTTGGAAAGAATCAGCAACAATAGGTTGGTCGTCCCAAGAAGTAAAGTTAATCTGAAGAGATACAGTTGCTTCTCCCTCAAACTTAATATCCTTCGGTTCTGACAGAGCACCAACCTTGCCGTCTTCTAAGAAAGCCCAACAAACTTCTAGATAAGAACCATCAGGAAAGCCTGTTCCGAATTCATTGTTAATATTGACAAGAGACACTTTAAAAGCCTCTGGAACAAATTTAGAAGGAGACCAAACATAAGCTTCAGCATAAGAAGCCTTGTAATCCATTCTTAGATTTAGTTCTTCTTCTCTACGAGGCATAAGTCCTGTGAGCTTTCCATAGGGAGGAAATCGACCGGTGCCAGCATTGCTGTTGGGAACGTCTCTATGCGCTAAAGAAAGCAATTCGATACTATCATGTGGAAGGTCATACCAGCGACGCTTAATAACCCAAGTTTTGTCGCTATTAGTTGTTTGACCGTGAAACACTTTGTCTAAAAGTATCTCACCATTATTTTTAACTTTGGAAATTGTGTATTCATAGTTCTGAATTTCAATTGGTTGCCCTTCAAAGTTTTCTTTTGTAAGGCGATCCATAGGAGCTGTAAATATAACCTGTCTAGACCCTTTAGTCACAGAAGCACTGATAGAAGCGCCTGGTGTAATAACATCTCTAGTAGGCAACATATCAGGAATAAACTTAAAAAAGTATTCCTTAGTTGCGAAGGACCAGCGTTTCAAAGTCCAAATGTTGTAGTAAGAATCATTGATTAGTTCATCCAATTGGTCGTTATACTGCTGCAGATCTGGTGAATAATCTGTGATATTCTTAATCTTTTCTCTTAAAGCTTTGAGATTAGCCATATGTCCTCCGTCTTATCATTATATATAGTTGTGATTTTGTTTTTACCAAACAAAAACCCTCCTCCCCTTTTTTAGGAGAGGAGGGCATGACTGTCAGTCAGCGATTACTTATCAGAAAGCACCGCGAACGTAGACAGTGAATGTTCCGGGAGCAGCAGCTGTTTCAAGTGCTATTGCAACCTGAGGATCGGTAGCAGCTGCGATGGTGTCCATGGAACCTGCAGTAGCAGTGTGGGTGAGAACGTCGCCCTCGGTGCATGCAAGAAGCTTAGCTTCGCATACGCCGCGGACACATACCTCAACCTTTTCACCGATGCCAGCAGCAGCAAGAGCTACGCCGACGGGGCAAGAAAGTTTGGTCTGGCCTGAATCACCTGGCTTGACCTTGATTGCTTTGTCACCGTCTGCAGCCTGACCAGCGTCAAGAGAAACTACGTCACCAGCAGCAACAGCGGCTGCAGCGATGAAGGTCTCAACCTGACGTCTATTCATAGAACTGGTTCCAACCGCAACGGTGGCACCGAAACCATCTTTCAGCTCTGTCTCTAAGTATTGAATTAATGTTGATGTAGCCATTTTTTTATCTCCTTATAGATTAGGCGTTGATGAGAACACCCTGTCCACCGAGGTGATCGGCAACAAGTTGAACTTTGACGTAAAGCTGAGCAGCACGAGCAGTAGTACCACTGATGTGCTCAAAGGGTGAAACAGCAAAATCACCTTCGCTGTGGAAGATGAGCTTGATGCCGTCGTAGTTAAGCATGTAAGCATCACAGTTACCAGCGACTGAAGAAGCGAAGCCCATTTCAGGATCAGCTTCAGCAACTGCACCGTTGAATGCTAGTGCCATACGACCACCGTCGAGCTTGTCGGTCTGAACGAAACGCTCCTGAGCGAAGAGGAGGTTGCGGTACTGAGCGAAAGCATCGTTGGACATGATGAGGTGGGAAACATCGCCGCTTGGTGCAACGTTGTTAGCAGCAATGTAAAGATCGTAGAGATCGGTCATTGCAAGGGTACCACCAGCGTTCTTGAACTGGTTTAGCCAACCAGGAACCTGGAAGGTTGCCTTGGAGATACCACCGACCACGTTGCTCTGAGCTGACGGAAGAACAGGTGAGAGGTGCTCAAGGAAACCAGTAGCTGAACCGAGGCCGACGTCACCGTTTAGGGTGTTTACTGCGGAAAGAACAGAAGAATCACCACGAAGGATCTGCTTGTTAAGTTCTCTGCGAAGCATGCCCATAACGGACTTCATACGGCTCTCAAGAATCTTGACGATAGCGTATTCACCACTGTTCTCCATCTCCTCTTTCTTGGTGATTACAATGGGAGCAGTGAAGTCAGACCAGTCGTAGATTGCTGGACGTAGAACATCGTTTACTGCGAGAGAAACGGGCTCGTATCCAGTGGAAAGCTGGGTGATGGTGCTGTGCTCAGCGATTGAGAGAGGACGCTGGATTTTGATACCACCGCTCTCGGTTTCGACGCCACCGGCTCTGCGGACACCGTCGAGGAATGCGACTTTCTTGTAAAGGTTGTCTACCTCAGAATCTCTGATGCTGTATAGCGTGGAGCTGAGGAGATCATTGGAAATAGGCATGATTTTCTCCTTGTAATTAAAATATTAGCCTTTTGATAGAATAAATAAGTTCAGGTATTCACACGATGTGAAGCTGTTGTTAGATGTTCCACCATTTCTTGATCAGGTGATCCGAAGATTCTGGTTCAAAAGGCAGGGAAAACTTGCGCCTTGTAATAGTAGTTATGTAGATAATAAAGTTTTTACATGTAAAATGTTAAATTATTTTACCATTTTTTGCATGACCAATATCTAGCTGTTAATTTATTTTTACGGGTAGAAGGTTTATCACAGCGATGACGTGCTCTGAAAGATTTACGACGTGCAGGAATAGACTTCTTTATTTTCATTCCTTTTGCACCATAACGAATAATCTTTTCTTCTCCGCCTTGACATGCTTTGACCACAAACTTTTTAGTTTTAGATCCGGGTTCGCCTTTGCGAATGGGACGAGGTTTGTTGCAGTTCATCTTCTTTTTATCGGCCATGGTTTACCTCATGTTTTTATTTTGGATTAATCTGGGATTCACAGGGAGCGCCCTGCAGCCACTTATAGTCTCCTTCGACTATCTCTCCCAACCGGGCGAAGGACTGCAGGGCGCTGTGAATTATCGTGACATCTGAGACTTATGCCACTTGTATGCTTCGAGGGCACTACTAAACTTAGGTTGACCCTGAGGACGGGTTCTTGTGCCGCGTGCTGAGAGCATGGCCATTTCCTTTTGACGTGCCTTGCGCTCGGCTAGTTCTGCTCTTTCTTCTTGGAGACGGGTTGCACCTATTTTAGACTTGACAATGTAGAAAGCATCTTCCATCTTTAATTCAGGTCGCGTCTTTAGCAGATTAACAATTTCAGTTCTGTATTCCGGATCAGTTAATTCAGGATTATCTGCTTTAAACTGCTCTAGTTGTAATCTACGCTGCTGAATTTGTAGTTCTTCCTGTGCCGGCTTCAACATATCTCTCAGCATTATTTGAGCCTGACGTTGGATTTCTGCTTTCATTCCATCCGGATCAAACAAGTCGTATTCAGCTTCTTCGTCAATGTTGGCTGTTAACCTAGCAGTTGAAGAATTGATAATATTCTCATTCTGCTGACGCATTGCTCGCTGAGCTTGTTCGACTTCTCTTCTCATCCGAGATAGTTCTTGTGTCTTACGGGTATAGTCAGCACGAATATTAGCCAAATGCTTTCTGACATCTTCAGGCACATTATGGATCCATTCATTTAAAGGTTTCATACCTTTGTGCTGAGCATCATCAGTAAAGAGCTCGTCTTGCTCTGAACTGTATGCCATTAAGTCATCGAGGGTAAAGTTATCAATGACATCATCTATAGTTTCTCCAGTCTGAGGTGCTGCCTGTGCAGTCTCGCTAACCTCAACGGAAGTATTGGATAGTTGTCCAGTTTCCATTGTTTCTCCTTTGTGTAATGGTTACTTTTTCTTTCTTGCTTTGCTTGCCTTTACGGCTCGTAGTCGCTTTACAGCGGCTTTCTTAGTCTTGGATTTCCCCTTGACATTCTTTATTTTGTATCCGCCTTTTGATTTGTAAATAGGCATTATCTTTTCCTTTTCTTTCTATCTTCAGGACGTAATGCGGCATCAGGAACAGCTACTTCTTCTTCAAGAGGGCGATATCCATCTTCATAGGCTTGAACACCTGTCATCTCGCCGCTGCTGTAAGTAGTAAATCCTGGAGGAGGTGTTGGTTTAAATCTGATACCTTGTGGACTACGTGCTTTATCAAGACCTCCGGGATCATTATCTCTGACGTATTTGTACATATAATCTTTTGCATCTTGCATCATTGACGCAGGAGGTCTAGCATCGGCTTCTACTATTTTTGCAATAGAGATACGCATAAAATCATCATCAGACATGGCTTCCGGAAAAGTCTCAGCTAACCTCTGTCCTTCTATCATATTCTGAGGCATTCTGTCTCCGGGCGCCCTCTTTCCATAAATGGATTCAGAAATATATTTCGGCAGGATGCCATCGGCAAGAAGATCTTCTGTTTTTCTTCGGAAAGATTGTAGTTCTCTTTTTGGTGTTCTTCGCTCTTCAACACGACGGGCTTCAATAATTCCAAGAGCAACTTCTCCGGCGGCTTTTGCTTTTCTTGGATCATCATACATTTGCATAACTTTCTTAAGAAAAGCTGCTTCATCATCATTAAGAAATTCATAGTATTCTGACATGTAACCAGGACGAATAACTTCTTTGTCTAGATAATCTTTAGGTGTGGTCTCAAAAGGACCAGGTGTTCTCTTTGCCATTACATACGTCCCATTAGGAAGTCGTCTTCTTCTTCAGCAGACATTGGTGTGGCACCGGTTTCTTCACGCATTTCTTCAGCCATTTTTTCTTCTTCTTCTACAGGTGCTTCGAGGAAACGTTTGAATTCACGATCCTTGCTGAGCATATCAAGTTTGCCTGCAATGGTCATGAGAGCAGTATCGTCACGGACATCATCCAATGTAATACGCATTTCTTCATTTACAACGTCTTCATCAATTGCTTCTTCGACAGCCTGCTGAAACATAGCAAGAATTCTTACGAAGTCGGTCGGTAATTTTTTCGTGTCTTCCACCATAGGGTAATCACCAGTTTGGTCAAATAGAGGAAGCATACGATTAGTAGCACGAACAAGTGGATCGAGACCTCTACTTGTAAAATCACCTTCTGGAGCCATTGCTTCAAACATATCTGCATCAGCTTCTTCTGCCATTTCTAGTTCTTCACCCATCGGCTCTCCTTCAGGACGGGAACCGACACCAATTACGAGCATTTCTTTTGCCATTTTATTCTCCTTTATTAAATGGTTATTTTTTGATCATATAGTTTGTCAAGTGTGCCATCCAAACAATCGCTTGCTGGGAAAGCTTCGGTCATGGCTTTGTTGGCATCGCCAGTTTCGGCCAAAGTTTTATTATAGACATCTGCACGTCTATCCTGTTCAGCAGCTCTTTCAC